GTGAATGTCAACGTGTGCCGCGTCAAAAATGACGACCCAGAGACTGGAGTCGGGGTCGCTAAGGGCGCTATGTTGGCAGGAGTCCCCGTCACTGTTCCAACGAACACGGCAGGCGCGACAATGCACGCAATGAAGAAGAGGTGCGACTACAAACCTCAACTCAAGGATATCTCCTCCTTCAAGCGTGGGCACGAGTTGCTCATGGCAAAATTTGAACCGATGGAGGATATTCGCGTGGACAAAGATCTCATGGATGAGTACTTTGCCCGCTGTGCACCCGCCAAGGCCAAGAGGTTGTTGGAAGCAGTTGAAGAGTATCAGTTGAACAGTGACATGGGAGTCAAGCACGTGTTCGCGAAGCAGGAAGCTCTCCTGAAGGAACATGGCGCACAGCCGCGCGTTGTATATCAAGGATCTGACATGTACAACGCTTTGACTGGTCCTGTTGTTATGGAGCTTAACAAGAGGATGCACCAGGTCTTTTCCCTCACCAATCCACTAAATACAGGCAACATAGCGTTGTATGCCTGTGGTATGCGTGGCGATGAGTTGGGAGAGATTATGGAGCAAGCGGAAGGTGAACCTGTGGAGAGTGACGCAAAGAATAACGACGGGAGCCAACCTAAGGAACTTCGCAAGTATGAGGCGATGTTCTATAGGAAATTGGGAGCGCCTGTGTGGTTTGTTCGTGATTTTGCGCGTACGACGAAGATCAGGGTCTGGACACGTTACGGTGTTGCAGGCGATGTCGACGGTGAGCGCTGGTCTGGGGAGACGACCACCACCACCGGCAATTCGTACACGCACATGGCGTTGATGCAAGTCGCTGCCGAGCGCGCATCAATCGAAGAGTCCACGAACGTCCACGGTGGGGACGATTATTTGGGGTTTGTCAAGGGTGATGTTGGAACGTTCAAGCAGGAAATTGAAAAGGTCTTCGACGCAACTGGTATGGTCGCCGAAGTCGCCCCCTGTAAGGACCGGCATCATGCTACCTTTTATCGTAAAAGGTACATCCGTGGCACCTCTTTTTGTCGTCCCGTCCCACAATTCGGGCGTGTGCTAGCAAAATTGAATCTGAGGCCCAACCGGAACACTCAGATCAATGATCGTGATTACATGAGCGGCAAGTATTTGTCAGCCGCTTATGAACATAGGCACACGCCCGGTATCAAGCAACTCTTGCTCGCTACTAGCGCCAGACTTTCTGACAACCCCTATCTCGACGTACGCAAAACTAAGCTGCAGGAGATGGGAGGTCGTGAGGGTGTCCATCGCATAGTTGACGGAGCGCTGGAGTATAGTGTTGACGAATTCAGTGATTTCCTTCAAGAGGTCTATGGTATCGGATATGACGACTTGTTTTCTGTTTACGAACGTGCCGCCCAAAGCTGTTTGGACTACTGCGAGGGCTGGACATTCGTCGACAAGTCAGGCAAGGTAACCAATAGGAAGGGGAACTCAAAGTACATCGCACCCATGATGTCCGGAGACACGGTTGAGGCGCTCGTCAGGATGGACACCTGAATGAGCCGAGAGTTGAGCCCAGTGGATATGTGAGTAGCAAGTAACACAGCCCACAAGAAAAAAAAAAAAAAAAAAAAAAAAAAAAAAAAAAAAAAAAAAAAAAAAAAAAAAAAAA